AGTGTGAAAGCCAATAAACCACTCGTATATAGAAAATGTTTACAGAACAAGAAATTGAATCGTTCCTACACGGAAACGATCCCGAAGAATTTATAGTCGCAATCGAATTCGACTACGCTTCCAACTCCATCTACAAAATCAAAGAAATTCCTGGTAAAGGTAAAGAAATCCGTAAGGACACATTTATTCCATTCGCATGGGTTGGTGACTTACGTGACATCAATTTTTATAGTGGTTCAAAAGCCGCTCAAAAGGAAGCTATGACCAAACATGGTATCATGATAGAAAAACTTGATACTCATGGTAATAAAAGATTAGAAAGAGGTATGACATATATGGTTAAATCTCTTAAAGGTTATCGTGAACTTGTTCAATTTTTTAGAGAAGGTGGATGCGACCCGTGGGGTGAGAGAACAAAAGATAAAATAATTATTTTGTCTCCTGTTGAACAATATCTTGTTTCAAAAGAAAAAAGATTGTTCAAAGGATTTGAAGATTATAACCAAGTTACCCGATTGGTATTTGACTTGGAAACGACCGCATTGGAACCAAAAGACGGTCGTATATTCATGATTGGAATCAAAACAAACAAAGGATATCATAAAGTAATTGAATGTATTGACGAATCTCAAGAGAGGGGTGCTATCATAGAGTTTTTCAGTATTATTAATGAATTGAAACCAAGTATTATTGGTGGATACAATTCAGCAAACTTCGACTGGCATTGGATATTCGAACGATGTAAAATATTGGGGATTGACCCAAAGAAGATTTGTCGTTCATTACACCCCGACCACTCATTCACAAGAAAAGAAGGTATGTTGAAACTTGCAAACGAAGTTGAGTTATATACTCAGACTTCCATTTGGGGGTATAATGTTATTGATATTATTCACGCAGTTCGTAGAGCACAAGCAATCAATTCGAGTATCAAATCCGCAGGTTTGAAATACATTACCCAATATATTAATGCGGAAGCTGAAGACCGAGTGTATATTGACCACTTGGACATCGCACCATTCTATACTAAGAAAGAAGAGTTTTGGTTGAATACACAGAATGGAAACTACCGTAAGGTCGGACAAGACCCTAAGATAGATGAGATTTGTGAGAGTAGAAGTGATGTTTATCTCAAAGTAACGGGAGACAATTTGGTAGAAAGATATCTTGACGATGACTTGGACGAAACCTTGAAAGTTGACCAAGAATTCAATCAAGGTTCATTCTTACTTGCTGCGATGATTCCAACTACCTATGAGAGAGTATCTACTATGGGTACCGCAACTTTGTGGAAGATGTTGATGATGGCATGGTCTTATAAACATAACATTGCCATTCCTGCCAAAGAATCTAAAACTGACTTCGTTGGAGGTCTCTCAAGACTACTTAAGGTAGGATATAGTAAGAACGTACTCAAGCTTGACTTCTCGTCTCTATACCCCTCCATTCAGTTGGTACACGACGTATTTCCTGATTGTGACGTAACAGGTGCGATGAAAGGTATGTTGAAGTGGTTCCGTGATACTCGTATCAAATACAAAAACTTAGCGGAACAATACTACGAAACAGACAGAAAAAAATCTGAGTCTTACGGTAACAAACAATTACCTATTAAAATCTTTATTAACTCCATGTTCGGTGCGTTATCCGCTCCTCAGGTTTATGCTTGGGGTGACATGTATATGGGTGAACAGATTACTTGTACGGGAAGACAATATCTTCGTCAGATGATTAAGTTTTTTATGACGAAAGGATATGTTCCGTTGGTAATGGACACTGACGGTGTGAACTTTTCAACACCTGAAGATGCTAAGAATCGAGTTTATGTTGGACGTGGTTTGAATTGGAAGGTTAAGTTGGGTAAAGAATATTTCGGACCTGAGGCGGATGTTGCGGAGTATAACGATATATTCATGAGAGGAGAAATGGCTTTGGATACTGATGGTGTTTGGCCATCATGTATCAACTTGGCTCGTAAGAATTATGCGGTTATGGATGCAAAGGGTAAAATCAAACTTACAGGTAACAGTATCAAGTCAAAAAAACTTCCGATTTATATTGAAGAGTTTTTGGATAAAGGTATCAAAATGTTATTACAAGGGGACGGGAAAGGATTCGTTGAATACTATTACGAGTATATTCAAATTATCTATGATAAAAAAATTCCTTTGTCTAAAATCGCTCAACGTGCTAAAGTGAAGTTGAGTATTGATGAATACAACAAAAGATTAACAACCAAAACTAAGTCAGGTAATAGTATGTCCCGAATGGCACATATGGAACTTGCAATCCAAAATGGATTAAATGTTAACTTGGGAGATGTTATTATGTATGTCAACAATGGAACTAAGGCTTCACAAGGAGACGTTCAGAAAATGACGGTGAAACAAATCAAAGATACAAATGCTTTGAATCTATTGAATGACCCTAAATCAAAACTTATTACTGATGGTGTAATTGTTAATTGTTATATGTTGGATAAAGATATTTTGAGTAATGACCCAACCCTTACTGGTGATTATAATGTACCAAGAGCAATAGTAACATTTAACAAAAGAATTGAACCGTTAATGGTTGTATTCCAAGATGAAGTAAGAAACGGTTTGATTGTGAGTGACCCTGAGAAAAGGGGAATCTTCACAACGTCTCAATGTGAATTGATTAATGGACACCCATTATCTGAAGGCGACCAAGATAGATTACAAGAGGACGTGTTGGATATTACTGAATTGGAACTCAAGTATTGGGAAAAAAGAGGTCTAAGTCCTGATTATATGTATGACTTAGCTGAAGAAGGTTGGGAGGAAAAACTTATGACTGTTTAAGTCCGTCACTAGAAAGGATATACCAATTTCCACCAACAAATCTAAATTCAATACAAGCAAACTTATCAACAACAACCTCATCATATTCTTCGTCGATTAGTCCGACATCAGGAAGTATGGTGAGGTTGGTCATTGATTTAACCACAACGTGGTCGGTATTTTTTGAATCCAATATTATTACTGATTGAGCAACACCTCTTACAATAATACAACTTTCTCCGTTAGTTCTATAAGTTGTTTCTGAAACTACAGAAATTTCTGAAGCCGTTAGAACTTCTCCTTTAATTATTCTTTTTGAAGGTATTGATTTTACTATTGCCATAAAATTAAATTACGTATATTTGTCGAGGCATTGCTCTAAACTTCATTTGTTTATTTAGATTCTCGGCGATTAAAGCCTCTCTCTCCATTACTTTTTCAGGTCTCATTCTTGTCAACCAACCCTCTGCTCCAATTAATTCTTCGATTAATTTACTTTTTTCGTCCTTAGCTTCAGTCAACAAACTTTGATAATCCATAGTGATTTCACTATCAGGTGTTTTCAGATTACCACTGTACTTTCCTCTTACTCTTGCTAAAGTTTCTTTACAATACGCGGTAAACCATCTTCTAACCCACTGTTGTCCTGGTACATTTATGTCCGTCCAAGTTAATTCTTCAATAGGTACATCAGTAGGAAGTTTAATTATGTCAGGATTGTTTTTCAAACAATCGGCTCTACTATCTGGTTCAACATCGTAATACCAATACCATACCGCTTTACCTACGTAAAGGTTATAGTTTGACCAATTGAATTTTCCACCAGGAGTATTATATAAGTGAATAAGTTTTTTTCCATCAGGGAGACCTGTAATTCTATAAGTTAATGAACCTCCTAAAATTCTGTTGAGGATGTTAGCTTCTTGCATTCTAATCAAGTAGTCAAATCCTGACATCATAAAGTATGACCCCTGATAACCCATTTGAGCGTAACCCGCTTCATTGGCTCCTAATCCAATACCACCAAATCCAAATCCTCCAAGTCCACCTAAACCAAATGCGGTCCATGCTTGGTTAGAAAACCATAATAGTTCGTTGACCTCTCGTCCTGCAGGAATTTCATAAGTTTGTGTATTAGCACTTAAAATGAAATAATCTTTTTTTAGAACCCAAGGACCTTCAGTTTGAAGACCCACAATTTTAGAATATGAATAACTGAATTGTTGTTCAAAATCCATAGTTCGAGTTACCAACGCTCTGGCAACCGACCTTTCGTTCATATTCAAGTTTACGAGATTAACCCACTGTGAATCGATTAACCACTGGAGGATATATTCTTCATAATCCCCTATGGCTAATTCCATTAGTGAATCCAACATTTCGTCTTCGAGTTCAACACTTCTGAGTGGAGCACCTAATTGGTGTTTAATTCTAGTGTATATCCTACTTCGTTCTGGTTCTGGTATTGCTGACATATAATATAAATATCTTTGTTAATCTATTTCGTGAATTAGAGATGACGTATTAAAAACATATTGGTCACGACTCTCAATCGGATTATTCTCGATAATTAGAATTTTATTAGACTTTGTGTTTATAAATATCATCCAATCTACGTTATATGGTTTAACATTACCTGTATCTAAAACTGTGATTTTGTCTCCTTCTTTTTTTATTGAAGAAAAAGGTTTCACTTGAGCAGTGTGTTTTTTACCACCAACATTGACAATCAAATCAATTCCTTTGAATGCGTCACTCTTTTGACCATGTCCACCTATCTTTTCAACTGAAGAATCTTTACCGAAATATTGTTCTATTTTAGAAAGAACTTTGTCTTCAGATTTTTGTCCTCTATCCCAAAGTTTCAACAACACACTTATTATGTTAACAAAATCTTCGTTGTTTTTTGTAAAAATTTCTTTTTTGAAATAATCTAATGCCGCAATAAGTCTATTAACCTCACTAATTGTTCGTTTCTCTTTGATGGAAAAATCGAATTTTTTGTTAGGCTTGTTAATTGATTCTATCTGTCTATTGATTGCTTTTGTTAATAAACAAAAAGTATTGAAATTGGTATTCAAGTTATTCAAAACAGATCTAGCACTGTCGGATTCAATCCCATAAAATCCTGACATTTCTTTTTCATTACTCTCCACCCAATATTCATGAAATACTTTTTTCAAAACATCAGTAACACCATCTTGATATAATTTTTTTATCTTAGGGTTGTTGATTAATTCCTTATAAAAAGTAATTTCATTTGAATCACAAAATTTTGGTTCTTTGAATTCTTTGATAATTTTTTTCATTTCAACAGATTCCAAAAGTTTTGTTTCTGTTTTCATATCATAAAGTTTGGAAACAAATTCCCAATTCACCACTTTCCAAAAGTTAGAAATATATTCATCTCTTTTGTTTTTATACTTTAGATAGTATGCGTGTTCCCATAAATCCAAACCTAATAACGGAAAACCTCCACCTTCAATAATATTCATCAAAGGGTTATCTTGGTTTGGGGTGGACATAATTTTCAAACTATTTCTACCTGTCAAAACTAACCAAACCCATCCTGACCCAAATCTTTCTTTGGCAATCTCTTCGAATCTTTTCTTAAACAAAATAAAACTACCGAACTCCTTAAGTATTTTTTTCTGTAAATCCCCTTTGAGTCTTTTGGGTTCAGGTGTTAACATGTTCCAAAACAATGCGTGGTTGAATGCTCCACCTGCGTTGTTTCTGATTGTTTTATCAAATCGACTTATTGTTTTGATTATTTGTTCTAAGTCCAAATCTCCATATTTTTTCTTGGAGAGAGCGTCGTTTAATTTATCAACATACCCCTTGTAATGTTTGTTGTAATGGAAATCCATTGTTTCGGGGTCGATAAATTGTTTGAGGGCGGAGTAGGAATAGGGTAATTTTTCTATTCCAATTTTTTTCATTTCAGTGATTAACAACTCTTTTTCCCTCGTCACTTTTTGTTCTATAATCTGTAATTCGAGTTGTTGAATCTTTTCTTCTGTTTTATTCATTGTTGGCTTTAATTTACTATAAATAACACAAAGTCAGTTTATTTTCTGATTTCGTTTATTCTCTTCAAAATTTCTTCAGCCATATCAGATGAATTAAGGTTATCCCCCATTACGGTTGCTATGACTTGTTTTTTATTATTTAATATGTCATAGATAATTCCTTCGATTGTATTTTCGAATATTGGGTAATAAACTAACACGTTATTTTTTTGACCGTATCTATATGCTCTGTCCTCCGCTTGAGCATGGTCGGATGGTAAAAATGATAGGTCGTTCATGATTACCGCTTCACCAGCAGTTAAAGTTAAACCAACCCCTGCAGCTTTAATATTACCAACAAATACTTTGACTTTATCATTTTCTTGGAAACTATCTACACTATGTTGTCTTTCAGGTTTTGACATCGAACCATCCACTTTGACTGCGGTTTTTCCAAAGTGTTGACAAATCTTATTTAGAGAATCAGTGAAGTTACAGAAAATGATTACCTTCTTATCTTGTTCAATAATGTTTTCAGCAATTTCAATTGTCTGAAGTATTTTTTCATCCGCGATGATTTGTCGTACTTTGGTAAGTTTAGTAAATTGTACCGTTAATGATTTTGATTCTTCAGGGTTCTTATCATACCAATCATAATATTCTCCCATAACTTCTTCATATGCTTTCGATTTCAATCGAAGATAAACGGGAGTTATTATTTTTTCGGGTAAGTCCAATACGTTTTCTTTGAGTCTTCGTAACACAAGACCTGTCGTTCTGTCTCTTAATTCTTCCAAATTGGATGAACCTGTTACGTTCCAAACTTTACGTCCTCCAACATTGAATTGATATCCACTACAGTATCTGATGGCGTAAGCCATCCAATTTTTAGCAACGGGTGACTCAATAAGATGTAATAGATTGAAATAATCCATAGGTCTTGATGTCATCGGTGTACCTGTCAACAACCATAATCTATCAACTCCTTTGGCAATGTCGTTTATTAGTTTTGTTCTTTGGGCCGTAGGATTCTTGATATAGTGTGCTTCGTCAACGACCACCAAATCAAAATTGGCAGCAATAACTTGCGATTCATTTTTTTTCTTAGTGTCATGAAAGTTTTTAATAATGTCGTAGTTTATGATAACAAAATCGTGTTCGGTACTAAAAGTTTTTCCTTCTGATATGAATATCGACCTGTCTGAATAATTTTCAATTTCTCGTTTCCAGTTAATCTTAAGAGTTGCAGGACAAATGATAAGAATCTTTTTTGCTCCCGTTTCCAAAGCTGCGATGATCGTTGAAGTGGTTTTCCCCAAACCCATATCGTCCGCTAATATGAATTTCTTGTTTTCAACAAGTTTTTGGATTGATTCTTTTTGATGTTGGAGTGGGGGTCTGTGAGAATATTTTTCGTAATCTATGACAACATCTTTAACTGAATTGTCTTTTATAATTGCCGCTTTTGGTAACCAAAAATCGTGGAATTCTTCAGTTTCGAACACCTTACCCCAAATGTGAAATGCTTTTTCTGTATCACACAATAGTTTTTCAACCCATACTTTGTCAGGTATTACTGTGTATAATTTATCATCGGCTAACTTTTTGGCAAAATATGCATCTAATATGACCCACTTCTTTGCAACCTTTGGTTGATTGTTATGGTTATTGATAATATACTCAGATTGGCTTCTTGTTGGATAGAATCTTTTATTTATTTGTGACTTTCGTTTGAGTTCAAGTAAATAGTTATTTCCACCTTCATAAGATTCCAATAGTGATAATGCTTTCGATTCTAGACTTACATCCATCTATAAGAAAAATATTTAACTAAAATATAGTTATAAACTGAGTATTTATCAACATATAGGTAATCATATAATATAATGGCAGAAAAGTTAGTTCCAATAACAAGATTAGGTAAATTCTTCGGTGCTGAAGATTATAGTTTAGATATCGGCATGGGAGAAGAATGGTTAATCGGTGACATGAATTTCACCATAGTACTTTACCGTATTGATAGAAGAAAGACAAAAACTGATGATGTATATGGAGAAGTGTTGGAAGATGGGATACAGTTTCTTGCACCTGTTGAATTAAAAGGATTAGTTCAAGTTATGGCTCCGACTAATAAAAATATTGGAACTTCTAAGATAGAACAACAAGAACCTGGTAATATGAAATTTAGTATCTATCAAAAAACTTTGGATGATATGGGTGTTGAAATATTTATGGGTGATTACATTGGATACTACGAGTCCGAAGACCGAGTTAGGTATTATTCTGTTGTCGATGATGGATTTGTAAAATCTGATAATAAACATACATATGGTGGATATAAACCTTTCTATAGAACTGTTATTTCCACTTATGTAAGTGAAAACGAATTTAGGGGAATATAATGAAAATTATTGTTAGGGAAACTCAGCTGGCTCGAATAGTTGAAAAGGTCACCAAAGAAAAAGTTATTTGTGATGAATGTGGTTGGTCTTGGAAATTATCCGAAGGAGGTAAAGACCCTTACATGTGTCATAAATGTGGACATGATAATTCTAAAAAATAAAAAAAGATGCCATTACCAAAACAAGTAAAACCTACATTACCTTTAGTTCCAAAGAAAACTTTGTATGCAAGAAGGGAACAACTTCTTGAGTTTATAAACAAAGACGGAACTTATTTACCAAAGTCAGTATTACATGCTGATTTGGATAGAGGTATGTTAGATTTTGTTAAAGAAGATCTTAAAGTTGTGACCGCTGGAAAAATTATTCCGATGGTTGATATTATAATCACAACACAAAATTGGTCTCAATATGTTGAAACGGCATTATTTACCAACTTGGATTTCAATCCCGAACCTCCATTCATTACTGTGGTAAGACAACCTGAAGTTAAATTCGGGACTAATCCGTCCTTAAAATATAATATCCCTAACAGAAAACAATTCTATTATGCTTCTGTACCAACTTGGAATGGAAATGAACAAGGTATGGATATTTACACAATACCTCAGCCAGTACCTGTTGATATCAATTATAGTGTGAAGATTGTATGTAATAGAATGAGAGAACTTAATCAACTCAATAAAATTGTGATGCAAAAGTTTTCTTCAAGACAAGCATATACTTTTATTAAAGGTCAATATGTTCCAATAGTTCTTAATAATATATCTGATGAGTCACAAATGCAGATGGACGCTAGAAAATATTTTATTCAGACGTATGACTTCACTATGTTAGGTTACTTGATTGATGAGGAGGAATTTGAAGTCAAACCTGCGATTGCAAGAGTTGCACAAATTATGGAGTTGGACACTACCGTATTAAAAAGAAGAAGACCAAAGTTTCCTGAAAACCCTGATGAATTTTTATCCAACTTTTTATATACAGTTGGAAATAACACTTTAAGTGAAATTATTGATTTCAGAGCAAATATGTCTTTGATTAGGTCGACCAATGTCGATAGTTTTAATGTCTATATAAATGGTGATTATTTTGGTACTGATGTTTCAGAAATTCAAATCACAACAAATGATATTTTAAGAATTGATGTAGTCAAAAATGACAACACTTTAGAATCTAACATTGAGTTCGAGGCTCAGTTGGTTTAACCCTCACCATAGATATCTTTCTTCTCTTTACAATTTTCGATTATAAGATTTTCTAAAAACTTATAGATTTTTATCCCACGCTTTTCACAGTACTTTTTTAGTATCTCGTGGGATTCAGGGGATATTTTGATATTCTTTATTTCTTTAGTTGTTTTCATAGGTAGAAAAAAGGTAGAATAAATTCATACTACTTACAAATAGATATTCAAAAGTCAAGTTTTTTCACTTAGATATGAATATTTATCATTAAAATAAATTTGCTAACAATAATTTTGAACTATGTTTTTTCAAGCAACACAAGTAAATCAAAAGGTATACGTATCGCCTGGAGTATATACGTCTGAAACTGACTTATCATTTGTAGCTCAAAGTGTAGGTGTTACTACGTTAGGTTTAGTCGGGGAAACAATCAAAGGTCCCGCATTCGAACCTATCTTTATCACAAACTACGATGAGTTTCAAGCATATTTTGGGGGGACTGAACCTACAAAATTTATAAACACACAAATCCCTAAGTATGAGGCGGCATATATTGCAAAGTCATACTTACAACAATCTAATCAACTTTTTGTTACAAGAATTTTAGGTTTGTCAGGATATGACGCTGGACCGTCTTGGAGTATTAAGGTGACCGCAAATGTTGACCCATTAACCGTAGGTCTTAGTCCTGCAACTGGCACAACATGGAGTGCAAACTTCACAGGTTCTTCTACAGGAAATACTGTAGAATTTGTTGGTGGAGCACTTCCTCCAATAGTTCAAGCGTACATCAATAATCAATACAGATTGTCAGATGGTAGTACTTCAACTTTGGGATTAGATTTTACAAGTAACCTTAATAACGTTATGGATACTCCATCTTTGTCGGCTAATACTTTGGTTGTCTATGGAGCTATTCCTGAGAGTGATTATTATAATTTGACTGGAACTTATTCAAATGTCATCAATGAATACGGATGTGATTCAGTTAATATTGCAATAAATGACTTGTCCGCGGATGAAAATGACCCTTGGTACTATGCTAATTTTGACATTACATCAGGAAATGCATATTCTGGATATTCATTCTTTTATTATGTTTCTTCTTTAACATCAGGAGCGTCTTCAACATTCTCAGGTACTATATCTGGTAGTGTTTACAATTACTCAGGAACTGCGTATTCAGAATACAACAACATGGTTGTTGCAACTTTACGTTCTAGAGGTATATCTTTATATACTAATAGTACTACAAGCGATAACCATGGACCAATTTATGAGGTTAGTGGTTTAACTGATTTACAATTAGTATGTACCGAACAATATTCAGGAGTCACTCAGTCTCCTTTTGAATCATTCTTAATTTCAGGTGTTACAAAAGACAACGACAATTTCTCTTTTGAAGCATCTATGTCCGCATCTTCTCCTAAGTATATAACAAAAGTGTTAGGTGTTGATAACTTTGGTAAATCAAGAAATGAAGTTCCCGTATATGTTGAAGAAATTTATCCAGGAACTTTAGCTTACGCATATAACCAAGGATATATTCGTGGTTTGGATTGTAACTTAATTGCACTTGAAGGTGCTAGAAGTGAAGACCCACAATCAATAGCATACAATGTAACTCAATATAAGTCACCAAGTACTCCTTATTTAGTATCTGAACTTAGAGGTAATAAGGTTTATAACTTATTCAAATTTATATCAATTTCTGACGGTAATGCGGCGAACACAGAAGTAAAAGTTTCTATCGCTAACTTATCATTTAATAATATGTCATTTGACGTATTGGTTAGAAATTTCTTCGACACAGATGCTAATCCTGTGGTAATAGAGAAATTCACTAACTGTAACATGGATCCTAATTCCAATAATTTCGTAGCTAAGAAAATTGGTTCGAGTGATGGAGAATACGCTTTGATTTCACGTTACATTATGATTGAATTAGCAGATGAAGCACCAATCGACGCAATTCCTTGTGGTTTCTACGGATACACTCAAAGAGAATACGCATCAGTGAGTAACCCTTCACCAGTTCCAATTTTCAAAACAAAATATTATTTTCCTGGTGAAGTAATTTACAACCCTCCATTTGGAGCACCAACCGATGTAACTGAATCTTCAGGAGATATTGTTAGAAGAAGTTATTTAGGTTTCTCAAGTCAATTTGGAATTGATGATTCATTCTTACAATATAAAGGAACACAAAATCCTTTGAATTGGGTAACATCTCCACTTCCTGTTGAAGGGTCACCATGGAATTATTTAAGTAAAGGTTTCCACATGGATTCAGGAGCGACAGTAGTAACACTTGGTAACTCAGTCTTAACCAGTGGTCAAACTGCATTTGAATGTGGTGTTGCTGACTTCACAAGAGACCCTGAAACTCAAGAAAATCCTTACTACTTCATTTATTCAAGAAAATATACTATATGTTTTGCTGGAGGTTTTGATGGATGGGACATTTACAGAGAGTTCAGAACTAACGAAGACAGATTCCAATTAGGAGCGACAGGTTTCTTAGCAGGTGCATCACCTTCAACAAGATATCCAAATGCTACAGGAGATGGTTTATTTAAAAGAATTGTTGTTGCTAACAATACTCAAGATTTCGCTAACACCGATTACTACGCTTACTTACTTGGTATCTTGACATTCGCAAATCCTGAATCAACTAACATCAACGTATTTGCAACATCAAGTATTGATTATGTAAACAACTCTAACCTTGTAGAAGAGGCTATCGACATGGTACAATTCTCAAGAGCGGATTCAGTTTACATCGCAACTACTCCTGACTATAACATGTATACTCCTGATGCGACTAATCCTCAGGATATCATTTACTCTCAAGAGGCAGTTGATAATTTGGATAACACAGGTATTGATTCTAACTATACCGCGACTTACTATCCTTGGATTCTTACAAGAGATACTGTTAATAATACACAAATTTACTTACCTGCAACTGGTGAAGTTTGTAGAAACTTAGCATTGACAGATAACATCGCATTCCCTTGGTTCGCATCGGCGGGTTACACAAGAGGTCTTGTAAACTCTATCAAAGCGAGAGTTAAGTTGACTCAAGAAGATAGAGATACTTTGTATCAAGGTAGAATCAACCCAATTGCAACATTCTCTGATGTGGGAACTGTAATTTGGGGTAACAAAACCTTACAAGTCGCTGACACAGCACTTAACAGATTGAACGTAAGAAGATTGTTACTTCAAGCAAGAAAGTTAATTTCAGCAGTAGCGGTAAGATTGTTGTTCGAACAAAACGACCAAATCGTTAGACAACAATTCTTGGATAGTGTTAACCCTATCTTAGATTCAATCAGAAGAGACAGAGGTCTTTATGACTTTAGAGTAACAGTTTCTTCTTCACCTGAAGATTTAGATAGAAATACATTAACAGGAAAGATATACTTAAAACCAACGAAGGCACTAGAATTCATCGATATCGAATTCTTCATCACTCCAACAGGAGCTTCGTTCGAAAATATCTAATAATTAATAGGGGGGTAAAATCCCCCCTTTAGCCAAATGAAAAAAGTTTTTACAGAAGGATTTATAAGTAAAGGTACTCCAGACTTAAAATATTATGCGTTCGATTGGGACGATAATATAGTTCATATGCCAACTAAAATTTTAGTTAAAGATGAGAGTGGTAATGAAGTTGGAATGTCTACTGATGATTTCGCCGAGTTTAGACATCAAATAGGAAAAGAACCATTTAATTATAAAGGTAACACAATAGTAGGTTATAGTGACTCTCCATTTAGAAACTTTAGAACCGATGGTGATAAAGATTTTTTGGTGGATGCTATGAGGGCAAAAAAAGGACCGGCATTTGATGATTTTAGAGAAGCAATCAATAACGGTTCAATATTTGCAATAATTACTGCGAGGGGACATAACCCGAACACTATAAAAGAAGCAATTTATAATTACATTATAGAGGGGTTCAACGGGATAGACAAAGACGAGTTAATTAAAAATCTTAAAAAATATCGGTCTTTTGTAGGTGAAGATGAAATGAGTGATGAAGAATTAATTAAGTCATATTTGGAACTTAATAAGTATCATCCAGTGTCTTTTGGTGATGACCAAGGAGCGGTTAATCCTGAAGAAGCTAAAGTAGAGGCTATGGAGGCTTTTGTAAATTATATTAAAGCTATGGCAGCAGTTTTAAATAAAAGAGCATTCTTAAAAAAGGATATTAGGAATAAATTTAATCCAGATAACTTATCTATAGGATTTAGTGACGATGATCCAAAAAATATAGAAGTAATGCAAAAACACTTCAAAAATAAACCAGATAATATAGTAAAAACTTATTCTACTGCTGGAGGAGTTAAGCAGGAAGTTAAATAAGAATATCGTTTTCAAAAAAAAAGTAAATAGAAAAATTTTTGTGAAAGGATATATTTATCAATAAAATAACAAAAACAAAAAAATTAAAAACACATGGCTGATTTGTTAATGAAAATGCCGATTCCTTACGAACCAAAACGACAGAATCGTTTTATCCTAAGGTTTCCATCATCTCTTGGTATAAATGAATGGTTTGTTGAATCTGCAGCAAGACCACATATTGTTATAAACCCAGTTCCAATTCCTTTTTTGAATACTGAAACTTATGTTGCTGGTAAATTCACTTGGCAAACAATTCCGGCGGTGTTTAGAGATCCGATTGGACCTTCAGCCGCTCAGGCACTTATGGAGTGGGTACGTTTACATGCTGAATCTGTGACAGGTCGTATGGGTTATGCCGCAGGTTATAAAAAAGATGTTGACCTCGAAATGTTGGACCCAACCGGTGTTGTTGTAGAAAAGTGGATTTTATATGGTACTTTCTTAACCGATGTAAACTTCAACTCTTTGAGTTATGCACAAGACGGATTAGCGACAATTAATGCAACACTTAGGATGGACCGTTGCGTACTTGTTTACTAATTTATCAAGATACTATTTATTAAAATTCAAATACAATTATATTTAACCGTAAAGCACTAAACTTTACGGTTAAATTTTTATATGGATAATCAATCAATAGAACACGGACAATCTAATTTTACGTTACCTCACGACGTTGTTCCTTTACCGACACACGGTCTCTTCTACAAGAATAAGAAAAAATCAATCAAAGTTGGATACCTTACTGCAAATGATGAAAACATTCTCATGGGTGGAGGTAACGACATGACTCAAACTTTATTGAGGTCTAAAATCTACGAACCTGATGTTCGTATTGATGATTTGTTAGAAGGAGACGTTGAGGCAATACTTATATTTTTAAGAAATACGGCATTCGGGCCTGAAATGGAACTGAATTTGACCGACCCAATCACAAAAAAACCATTCAAAGCAACTGTCAGATTAGATGAATTAGATATAATTAAAGGACAGCAACCGTCGGATGATGGAACATTTATCACTCAGTTACCAAAATCTCAAACAACTGTAAAAATTAAACCAATGACTTACGGTGAAATATTGGAAATACAAAGAATGTCAGAGTCTTATCCTCAAGGGAGAACCGCACCAAAAGTTACTTGGAGATTGAATAAACAAATTGTCGAAGCAAATGGAGTAACTGATAAATCTGACATCGCTAGATTTGTGGACCAAATGCCAATTGCAGATTCAAAATATATTAAAAAGTTCATGGATGATAATGAACCAAGATTAGATTTAACAAGAACAGTAATGACCCCATCAGGAGAGCAACTAACAGTTAATGTTGGGTTTGGGGTTGACTTTTTTCGTCCTTTCTTCTGATTATAGGAAAGGACAAATTGATGAATTTTATTATCTAAAAACTCTTTTGGATATATCATACTCAGATTTTTTGATAATGCCGGTGTTTGTTCGAAAGTATCTTTTAAATAAATGGGTCGAACTTAATAAAAAGGACTGAAAATTCAGTCCTTTTGTATTTATATATAAAGTAAAATTATGTTTTTTGAAACAACAACACCAGATCCAGCTGCGGGTTATGGGGGTAAAGAATTAGATTTTGTCCTATCCCAACAGAAACTTTCAGAGTTTAGTAACCAAATTTTAGGCGTCTTTACTCAAGGAAGAGAAAGGATATACGAGTTACAAAACGCTTTAGCGGATACTACACCGAAAGTTTCCAGACTTGGAGGAGATATCAAAGATGTCTCTGATATTATAATTGGTGTTGCAGAGGCATCTGCGAGAAATGTTGTTGCTACGGATGAACAAATTACAAAATTATATGCCGCAACCAAAGTACTTGGTGGTGACGCGAAAACTTTAGCGACCACCTTTTTAGACGTTGGTATGTCAATCAAGTCAATACCTGAGGCACTAGAAGATTCCATAGATTATGTCCGAAGTATAGGTGGTAATGCTAAACAGGTCATGGGTGATGTAACCAAAAACATGGCACAAATGAACCGTTTTCAATTTGAAGACGGTGTAAAAGGTTTAACTAAGATGGCAGCCCAAGCCTCAATGTTAAGACTTGACATGTCTAAAACTTTTAATTTTGCGGATAAATTATCGTCTCCAGAAGTGGCAATTGAAGCCGCAGCAGCATTTCAAAGACTAGGTGTTGCAGTTGGATCTTTAGGAGACCCCCTACAACTACTAAATCAATCACTTAATGATCCATCAGGAATTCAAGATAGTTTAATTGAAATTTCCAAAAAATTTGCATATTTCGACAATCAAACGAAATCCTTCAAGATTAGTCAAGAGGGTATATTAAAATTTAAAGAGTTAGAAGAAATAACAGGGTTCAATGCCGCTGAAATGAGTAAGTTAGGAGTCGCCGCTCTTGAAGTTGACAAAAGATTAACTCAAATTAGTCCATCAATAAAATTCAAAAATGAAGAAGACAAACAATATTTGGCAAACATTGCTAGAATGGGAGATGGCGGAGAATATGAAGTTGAATTTAGAGATGAAAGGGGTCAAGAACAAACAAGAAAATTAAGTGAAATAACACAGACAGAATTTGATAAATTAATTAAAGAACAAAAAGATGGTGAAAAATCAATCGAAGAATTAACAAGAGACCAAATGACCTTGCAACAAATCATGGCGAGTGACCTTGCAGCAATCAGAACTGTGGTGACTGGTGGAGTACTGACAACACCAACATTACAAAGGTTAAACGAAGATCTTAGAACCTTGACAGAGACTGTCACAGGTAAGTTTAGTGATACATTCACTACAAAAGATGTGAGAGACCAAGTTCAAGGTATATTTAGTAATTTGGGAGGTAAATTAACTGACATTGTTGCGGGAGGAGACTTTTCTCCTGAAAAGATATTCGAAAAATTAGTAGAAGGGAATAGAACGGAATTAGATAAATTAACTACAGATAATCTCGATAAGTTAAAAAACCTCGCAGGGGATATTACAAAAGAACTAATTACAAAATTTGGTACTAGTGAATATGCTGGTTTAATTACAAGAAATAGGGCATCTTCCACTCCAAGTGGTGCTAGTGTCCCTGTAACAAGTACAACAAGTGCCACCTCAACAAGGTTGACGGTAGAAGGTACTCAACCAATAACTCCAAGTTATGGTCTCCCGACAACACTACCAAAGACACAAAAATTAAATGTAGAATTTGGAGGAAAAATACCTGATTTTAACGTAAATTTTAAAGATGCACCTCAAAATATGACCCCCCAACAAATAGAGGAGTGGAAAAAAATATTCAAATCAGTCGTTAATGAACAATATTTTAGAAACTATTTAATAAAAGTTTACGACCCAAATGGAACCGAAGTACCGGCTTATTAAAATAAAAAAACAACCACAACCTATTTATTAATAAAAGATATAAATGGCAAGTCCGTTATTAGATTTAGCAAATTCAGAAGGGTTTAGAAAAAAACTTTTAACTAGGAATTTAACTCCCTATGCGAAGGCTCCAAATAGACCTACACAACCAATCGATACGGAATACGTTCAATCGAATTCTTCAGTTCAAGATAGTCCTGATAAATTGATTGATGAGCCTTCTTTTGCCAATAAATTATTTCCATTAAATCAGTATGGAAATGAAGGTGGATATAAGCAAGTACCTGACCCTGGAGCATTATTAAATACAAAATCGAATGAGGGTGAATATGGGTATCAAGATGCAAACATAGTTGACCAATCTATTCCCGAGTCTCAAAAGTGGAAACCTCTAAACGTTTTTTCAAATGGAAATGAAGTTGCATTAGACGGAGCGGAATTTTTTGGTTCACTCAATCGTCCTGTATCAACAAATACACAAAATAATCAACCATATCCAACAACGTTTGTATCTTCAACTTATACACCAGTTTCTATTTTATTATCACAAGACCCCGGTGGAAGTAACGGTTTATTAAGCCAAGATTCATTTATTGCACGTTTAGGTGCGCAAACTCTTAGGAGAGAGTTCCGAGACAGGATTGCTGCGCAAATACGACAAGATACATTAGGGAGGGCAAATATCCTTAACGTTTCTAGTGGTACTGACATTGTCAATATATTAACAGGTGTTGTTCCTATCATTGAACCTGTTTATACTATCACAGTAACCGCTAACCCAATACTTGCAGCAACAAATTTTGCTTTAAGACTTGGAGGAAGTATATTACCTGTATCTCCTATACCAGGTTCATATTTTGACCCAAATACAACTTTGGGCCAGCCAACCACAATACAACAAATTTCCAACGCTTTTAGAAGAAGTGGTGTTGGTAAGTTTTTCAATAGATTAATGGGTGGTGGGGAGACTGGTTCCCAAATCATGTTTAATAACATGGGAGCGGGTCAAAGGTCTCAATTATTCAAGAACATTGACT